TTGAGCAGAAGGCGTTGGCAGCTGACACGCAGGTCGCGACGAACGCGGTGTCGTTCGCGGTGGCGCCGTCAATGCCGAGCCATTCGATCACATCGTCACTGTCGATCCAGGTACAGGTCGGCGTGTATTGCAGGGTGCCGCTGTCGGTCTGCCGGTCGATGTCGTCGCCGGTGTCAGCGAACAGGATCTGGTTCGGCCGGTCGATCTGCGTGTTGAACACCAGGTCGCCTTCGTCGGTGACGCCGGTGAAGCTGTAGTTCTCGAGGCTGTAGACCGTGTGGTTGCCGTTGAGGTTGGTCTGTGAGAGACCGCTGATGTTGATGTCTGAGCCAACAATGAGGCCGTCGACATGCTCGAGGACCTGCACGACGCCATAGCCGTCCAACCGCCACGCATGGGTGATGGTGAAGGTAGCCATAGCGTCGTGCAGTCCTCAGGGGCTCAGAAGGTGGCGTCGGGGCCGAGCACGCGGATCATGTTGACATCGAGCACTTCGCAGGCCACATACCCTCTGACGGTGACCTGGAGGCCGAGAGTAGTAGCACTCGCTACCTGCAGGAAGCCCTTGTAGTTTTCGTAGAACTCGACACCGCGGGTGTTCATCAGCCAGTAGTACTCGGTGGCGGTCTTGTTGCCGATGGCCTGCGAGCCGATCTGGTTCGACACGACCAAGCTCAGGCCGAGCGGGTTGCCGTTGCCGGCGGTCACGCCGTCGGGCAGCAGACCGGCCGAGTTCGACGGAGCTGCCTGCGGGAACAGTGGCCGGCCGTCGCCGTCGACCAAGCTGCCGAGCGTTGCCCACTTCGCGGGTGACACGACGAGCGCGTTCGGGAAGTAGTTGCCGGTCGTCGCAATCGAGGCAGCTGCGGTGTACATGTCCGCAATGAACTCGCTCGAGCTCGTCGCGTCGGTCACGATCACTTCCTGCGAGTTGGTGATCGCTGCCGCCATCTGGTCGACAACGTAGTCCTCGGTCGCGAGACCGTACTGGCCGGCGAGGTCGTTCACGGCCGCTTGCAGCATGCTCGGCGTCGAGAAGTCGATCACCTGCTCGCTCAGAAGGAGCGTGCCGGCGAAGGTCTTCTTCGTAAAGGTGACGTTCGAGATGTCGAAGTCTGCAGTGTTGACGGAGCCGAGCTCGGAGCTCTGCACCGCGACGCCGCTGTGGTTCGCGATCTTCGGACGCAGGAAGGTCGAGCCGGCGTCGGGCATTGAGCGGGCGCCCAGCGCGGACACGATCGGGCGCAGCGCGTTGATGTCGTCGTACAACGGCTGCACGACCGGCGTGGGCACTAGGCCGCCAGCATCGGAGACAACAACGTCGCCGGTGGCGGCGCGGATGTTCTCGTTCATCTGATGCCAGCGGTGGCCGCCTTCACGCATGGCGATGATGTACTCGCCGACTCCTGGGAGCTGCAGCTTGCGGGGCTGTGCGAACACGGTGGTGGGTCGCTCTGCGGGGGCTTCAGCCTTCACGGGCTCGGCCTCCACGACCTCTGGGGTGGACTCTTCAAACATGGTGTGATCCTCCTCTGGATCGGGTTGGGGTTCGATCTCCTCCTCCTCGGCGGAGGCGGCGACCTGGGTGATCTTCGCGTCTGCGAACGCGGGTTCGTAGACCACGGAGAGTTCTGACCAGTTGGCGGCCTTGACCACGGTGGTCTTGCCGTCCTGCTCAACGTCGATCGGCTCGATACCGACCGACACGGAGTCGTAGGCGCCCATCTTGAGCAGCGCCAGCAGGTCATCGCCGGCGCTGGTTTCGGCGATCTTCGCGGAGAACATCATGCCCTCGGCGGTGTCGCTGCGCTCGGTGACGAGACCGACGACACGGTTGGTGTCGTGCTGCTCGAGAAGCCGTGGCGCGGGTCCGTCGATCGGCAGGGCGCCGGCTTCGATGCGGACGGTCTGGCCGCCCATCACCACAGCGTCAACTCCGTACGGGACGGCGATGCCGGTGATGGTGCGCGTAGGTTCGTCGCCGGCAGCGGCGTCAACGGTGACGGCCTGGGCGGTCATGCGGATAGTTGTCATGCCTCGGGCTCCTGTTGATCGACGGCGTTCTCCACATCTCGAATGTAACTCACAACATCGAGCTCGACGTAGCGACCATTCGGGATGACGCTGTTGAGTGAGAGGGTTTCTTGCAGACAGTCGATGTACGGCTTCGCGCCGAACAGGATGAGATCCTGCCGTGCTTGCTGGCTGTTCTGGTAAGTCATGCTCGAGATCGACACGCCGACAAGCCACGCGGGGACCTGGAGGACGCGGGCCAGCTCAAGAGCTGCGTGCTGCCGGCCTTCGTGGAGCTGCAGCTTGGAGGCGTCGATTGAGCTCTCGCGCCACTCGACCAGGTTGTTCAGGGCGCCGACCGCGAGCTTGCCGCGGGCGTCTGCCCATGCTTGGGCGAGCTCGGTCAGGTCTTCGCCTCCGAGCGGCTCACCTGAGTCCTTCTGCTGCAGGTAGCCCGAGGCGATACCGCCGGCGTTCGTGGCGAAACGTAGCGCGGCCGCGTCAAGCTCGGTGGCGATCTGGATCGCTCGATTGCCGGTCCACAGCATGCCGTTGATTGGTGACAGGAACGTGACGACGTTCGCGGGGTCGATCGGGACGCCGTTGATCTCGATGTCATCAGGCATGCGGAACCATTCGGGGCCGGCGTCGTTCGGCGTGTACACGTTCTCGTGTGGTATCCACATGAACGATGCGGGGAAGCCGGTCGAGTATTCGGTCATCTTGACCCAGAAGGCTCGGCCCCACAGCATCAGATCCTGCACGGTCGAGGCGATCATGAAGCTACGGGTGACCTCGGGGTTCGGCCGTTGCATCCATGTCTCGTTCGGGATGTAGTTCCGCTCGTACTCTTCGCCGTTCCAGCTAAGCGTGTACGTCTTGAAGTCAAGGCCGGCGATGGTTGAGGTGATGAGACCGACGCCACGGGACACCGTGGGGATAGACAGAGCCCGCTGAACCTGTGCCCCTACGGTCCACTGGCTCAACGGGCCAGGGCGTCCACCGTAGCCAGCGGCGGCCGTAACCGGCGCACTGGTCCCGAACGCCGGCGGCTCCTTTTTGGTGAACAGACCCACGGGCCCAGACTAATCGCGTCGAGGTCGTCATGTCGCTATCCCGAGCTGCGGCTTGCGAACCTTTGCGGTCGGTCGAGCTGCAAGGCCGGCAGCTGCGACCATGCACCTGCACTGCTCGATCGGTCCAGGGCTCTTCTGTGATGCCAGGGTGATCGTCGCGCCGTTACGGCCGGCGACGGCGCGCTGCACTTGTTCAGTGAGCGCCATCTGGCCGGCGTGGTGCAGGCGCTGCTCGAGGATCATGCCTCGGACGATCGCGGTGTATCGGGTGATCTCGAGCTGGCCGAACATGTCCATCCGTCGCTGCAGGTCGAGCGGGCAGATCGCGCAGAGGCCAGGAGTGAGCAGCAGCTTGACAGTCTTATCTTCCATGACGCGGTGGACTTCTTCCCACATCTGGTCGAGGCTCTCGACGACGAACTCCGAGAGGACCTGCAGGTGGCCGTCTTCGCGCTGGGCGACACGGACCCCGCTGTAGCGCATGTCGTCAAGGTCGGAGTCGACGGCGAGCACACCGCCGGCCGGCATTGGTTCGTCAGTTTCAAGCGCGGGCCAGATCTGTGCGGGTATCCAGCTCCCGATCGCGCTCGTCCACAGGTTCAGGCTAGAGCGCATGAAGTTGTCACGGTCGGGTGCTTGCAGCTCGTCCTCGAGGTCCTGCATCGTAAGCTCGCCGAGCCCCATCGCTGGGTTGCCCATGTGCCAGTAGTTGCGGTCGGTTGCTGCGACGTTCGGCGGTGGCGACCATTCGGCGAAATACAGCCGGCCAGGTTCTCCCTTCTCGATCTGCTGCATGCCACGCTCACGCCAACGGATGAAGAACCGAGACTGTTCGGTGCCGGCCGTGGATACGAACAGGGCGAACGGATCACGCCGAGCTCGCTGCGTTGGGAGCAAGCCGGCCTCGATCACTTCGGCGTCGAGCTTCCAGATCTCATCGGCAATCACCAGATCGTTAGAGGTGCCGTGACCGGCGCGGCTGTTGCCGGCCTCGATACGCCAGCGGCTGCCGTCTTCGTGCATGGCTTCCATACGGCCGAAGCTGTTGTAGGTCTCGAAGTCGTATCGCTCCTCGAGGATCGGGAAGAGCTGCTTCGCGATGTCTTCGGCGATGGTGATCTTGTGAGCCACGGAGATCACGGACTGTGGGCCGCCGCGTACTAGCCGGCCTCGGGTGAGCCACCAGCCGATGAGCGGTGCCAGGAGTCCTCGGCTCTTGCCGTTCTGGCGTGCGGTGCTGACGAGAGCCCATCTGTGGTGGAGCGTGCCGTTGTCGTGCTCAAGCATGCCGTCGAGCACTTGCTTCTGCCACGGGTAGAGCTCGACGCCGAGGTGATCGGCTGCCCACGCTGCGACCTCGGTGCCAAATGACTCTGACCCCAACG